TTTTCTTTGATATGCTTCATAGACTTGATACATAATTTTTAACTGTCCGCCCATAGTTCGACCTTGTTCGCGGGACAAGGTTTTTAATTCTTTGTACACTTCTACGGGTACAAGCACACTTTTCCATTTAGTCGTATCCATTTTTAATCTCCTTTATAAGATTAATAATTTTTTAAAATACTTTTTAGGATAAAAGTATGTTCCTGTACCATTTGTTTACCTCTTGCCATTACTTCGTATACTTTCTTTTGATCTGGCGAAAGGTCTGCAATAAGTTCGTGCATCTCTTGTTCCGAATTTTCTATTTGTTCATCAATCCAAAGATCTTCCATTTTTTCTTCAAAATTATCCATTTTTAATCTCCTTTGATGAGAACATATAAGATTTTATTGGATATTTCAAGGAAAAAATGTGCCTCCCACTAAGGGAGGCAAGAAGGAGGCACAAGTTGGAGGGGATTGGGAGGTAAAACCACTTGATTTAGTTCACTAACAGGCAGTTCCCCAACTGCGACCCACCTCCACATCGCATTTGTTGGGCACCTCCAAAGATACTGCATTTTCCATGATTCGGGAAATGTTTTCTGCATCCGGTCTATCTTTTACAGAAATAGCCAATTCGTCGTGTATTTGTATTAGGGGTATTCGACCTGATTGGTATATATCTACCATAGCCTGCTTTGTCATGTCAGCGGCGGAGGCTTGAATAAGCCTGTTTAAAGCTTTGTAAGTGTAAGCTCGTTTTAGCTTAGTGGTTTTACCATACTCCTGTACAGCTTGCTTAAAAGGCAGGGCCTTGTTCATTTCAAATCGGTCTGGTTCCCACAAATCAAAACGACATTTTCTGCCAAGCAACGATCTCACTGAGCCTGAGCTATCTCGCTCGTTTAAATGGTTCATAACACCGTGCATCAAACCCTTCACAAAAGGCACTCTCTCATGGTACTGACGGATAATGGACTTAGCCTCGTCAACCTCTATGCCCAACTGCTCTGAAAGCTTATTAACACCCATTCCATACATCATACCAAGGTTGATGGTCTTAGCGGATTTTCGGGCTATCTGTGCCATTTCTGCAACCATAGTATGAAAATCGGTAGTCGGGTCCTCATTATAGGCTTCCACAAACTCCAAAGCCCCTTTTAAGGGTATTTTTCGGGAAATACCGAATACATGAGCGTAATGGACCAAGATCCGCGGTTCCTGTTGCGAGAAATCAATAGAAGCCCATTGTTCTCCTTCTTCTGGTAGAAACAAAGAACGAATCATTGGCCCTAATTCGGGATCTCTAGCGGGGATCTGCTGTAAATTGGGGTTGTTCATAGAGATTCTGCCAGAAACGGTGCCCCCTTGGTCGGATCTAATCTGATTAATATGACTATGTATTCGGCTGTCCTTATGACAATGCTTTAAAATAGTGTTAATAAACGTGCCATTGGTCTTATTTAAGTTCCTTACGTCCACAATGAGCTTGGAAAGTTCGTGCGGATGTTCTTTTAGAAAGGATTTTGTAAAGGACGGTGCTCCTTTTTCCGTTCTTTCGTACTTAATATTAAGTTTATCAAAGGCTTTAGCTATGGATTGAGCCGCCCACACCTCTATTTCTACGCCTGTAAGTCGTTTTATTTTGTGTAAAGTTTCTTTTTCCCGTTTGGCTAAAGTATTTCTAAGTATTTCAGCCTTATCCAGATCAACTCTAACACCTTTCCAAGTCATATCTATCAAACAGGGTAAGAGTTTTAGTTCTAACTCTGCAATTTTTGCCAAACCCTGTTTGTTAATCTCTATTGAAAAATACTTCCAAAGTTCCAAGGTCAGTTTTGCGTCGTCCGTGGCGTAAGGTCCAACAAACATGGAGGGCATTTTCCACATTTCAGCTTTTGGATCTATTCCAAAGGCCGAAGCCGCTGCATTTAGTTCTTTTTCAGACTTAGTTTTGCTTAAATAATCGTAAGAAAGCGCATTCAAACTGTAACTAAAACGATTTTCGTCCAACAAAGCCGCGATAACCATTGTGTCAATGATTTTTCCATTAATTTTAAAACCAGACCGACGTATCCAACCTGCATCATACTGTGCATTGTGCATAATTTTATCCGCAGGGCTCTCAAAAACCTTCTTGAGCCACCTGTTTACAATCTTTTCGTCTAAATTACCTCCACCAAAATGACGAATAGGTACATAATGAGCCCAATCTTCCGTGGCAATAGCGTAACCGACAATCTCTCCGTCGCCTGTAGGCCAACCGGGACCTTTTGTTTTTATGTTTGGATCTCTTGTTTCCACGTCAATCGCAATTTGTTTACAGTTACTGAGATCGGGTAGTTCGTGCGGAGGCACCCATTCACTCTTAGGTGCAAGCATTGTTAATTGTAAAGGCATTGAACCCTCCCTCTTGTTATTGGTCTTTCAAAAATATATCTACACTTACAAACTTCGCTGTGTTTCTTTTAATTGCTTTTTCAGACAATCCTTCACTTTTAAGTAAAACCTCACACATATGAATTAATTCTTCTTGGTTTGCTCCGTGGGTTCTATGGTAATTAAGAGCCTCCAAAATTTCTTTTTTGCGACCTGACTTCAATTTTGTGTTGGGGTCTGTCCCCTCTCTAGAGTCTATAACAATACTTTTGATCTTTATTCTGTCTTCAAGTTGATCTAAATCACGTACTCTCATAATACGTTCTAAGGTTCTTATTAAGCTTACACCCTTATCAGTAAGCATCAGAAACTTGGAAGTTTTATTTCTTGGGTTTTCCTTAGTTTTTACTAAGAAGTAACCCTCTCCATAATCCAATTCCCCTGTTTCAGGATCTACTTTGTTTTTCCTTGGTGATCTATCACAAAGAGCTGCAACATTTCTGCTAGCTGAAGCTGAAGAAAGACGTAACTTGTCTTTAATTATAGAGACAGTGACGTAACAGTCATTCTTAGCTCTTTGATCCATTGACGCTTCTGCTGCTTGATGACCTCTAGCTATCATTGATAAAATCAAAATAGCTTGAGGCTGAAGATCAGTTGCGTATTTGCCATCAGCTTGTAGTTTTCTAAACTCCTCAATAGCGTTCTCAAGTTTTAATAATTCTAAAAACATTACTTCTCTCCACCCAAAGCACCATACCCGCAAATATCAAGCCAACTGTCTTCATGTTCGGGGGTTTGAATTAATCGGCTTAGTTTAACCGCAATCATGCACTGATAGACTTGAGCCACGGTTACTTCCTTTCCTAATAAAACAGACCACATTTTAGCAATGCGCTCATGGTTTGTATAAGAATCTCCGTAGTCCTTGGCCCGTGGGCCGTTAATCATTAACTCTGCTTTTTTTAATACTTCTGCTCGTTTCATAAATCGTAACTCCTTGTTGCGTCTTGTGGTTCGACGATATAAAGATTTTCTTTTGCCCGTGTTATACCCACGTAAAAAACCCGATGAATATCATCGGGTTCTAAACGTGAGCTTTGTTCAGCTGCCCATGACAAGTCGGTATGTAATACGACATTATCCGCCTCGCCTCCCTTTGATCCGTGGATCGTGGACACTGAAATGCGGGGAATGCCATTAAACTTTTCTCCCCGCCTCAACATGGCAATGATGTACGCCCTTTCCTCTTCGGGAATTTTGTCAAGCGCAAGATGCCATATTTCCGTTAGGTCTTTTAATAGACCAAAACTGTTTTTTAATTCAAGATAAGTAATCATATCGTCGTCATCTAAACCAGTAAGTTTTTTAAACCCGCGTTTGACCCCAACTCCGATAGACATATAGTTGTACATGGACCGTGCTTCTCTTCCTAAGATAGGCTTTTCCTTGCGTAAATCCTCCCAAGCATTAACCGCAACACTTATTTTTTCGTTGATGGACCGTGAGCCACGGTATTCAAACAGTAGTCCATTGGACTTGAGGGTTTCCTTTACAGGCCCTAGTTGATAGCCCGCCTGCGCTAGAATGAGCCATTCTCCTTGAGACATATCTAATTGGTTTAGGTCCCAAATTCGATTTACATAGCCCTCGTCATTAGTAGGTTCATATTTCTTTGCGTGACGAATTTTTATTCGTGTTGTAACTTTTTTCGCCACTTCATATATTCTTTTTGGGACGCGGTAGGATTGGGACAAGGTTTCGGAAGGGCCGTCCATAGATATAAAATGATGTACGTCTGCCCCTGCCCACTTGTAGATAGCCTGATCGTCGTCTCCTGCACAGTACATCTTCTTTGATTTCTTTTCCAAAAGGTCTGCAATTTGCCATTGTAAAGGCGATAGGTCCTGAGCCTCATCTAAAAAGCAAAGATCAAACTCAGGACAATAATTATGTGAGTGTACAACAAACTGCTCTAACATATCTGTAAAGTCGTGTAGGCCGTTGGCCTCCTTGTATTTTAAATACCCTCTTGCAACATAGTCTACTGTTACCCAAGGTTCGTCCACTGAGCTTAGATCATATTGCTTTTTTAAGGGTACATTACGCAATCTAGCTAAGTTAATTAAACCTAATATCGGATCGTGGGCCCTTAACATATCAGGTAGGTCATCTGAAGACGGTCTGTCTACATGAAGGGTAACACCTAACTTATCGGAAAGTTCCCTGTAGTTCTCTGCCTGCATGACCTGTGCGGGTTTTATATCGGACAATGTAAGGGCCAAACTATGCAAGGTCCGAAAGTAAGGTAGATCTTTCTGTGCATCTAGTTTAAACCGCTCACAGGCGCGTTCTTTGGCTTCGTGGGCCGCTTTCCGTGTAAAAGCTAGAAAGGCTATTTTATTTGGAGCCACGCCCGAAGTTAACGCCTTGTCCACCATGTTAAGTAGTGTAGTGGTTTTACCTGTACCGGGCGGACCAAAGATTCTAAACATTACCAAGGGGCCTTTTGTTTGTCACCGAACTCTGGAGTAGATACTTCTACCGGTATAAACTCAAGAGCCGGTATCTTCCAAACCCTTACCGCAGAACCCTTTATTCTTAATACTGTGCTTTCGCCTTGTATGTCTCTAAGTCTCTGAGCAACCTTGTGTGATTTATACTCAAAGAACCTATTCTTTTTAAGGTGACTTTCAAAATCTTTAAGCCTGAAATAAGTAAACCCTTCTTCTTCGTCAGTCCACGGCTTGCGAAGGAGGATCTCTTCTCTATCCTGTGCTTGCTGTAGATGCCGACAAAACTCTTCTAAGTAGTCATAAAACTGTCCGCTGATACTTGCGTCCTGAGACACTTCCATAATCGCACTTTCGTTTTCCTTCATCTCTGTCATCAAAGCACTAATGCGACTTTCCCATAAGTTTTTGGAGATTGTCCGTGGCATCATGTTTAGTTGCTCCATGCAAGATTTTTGAAACATAAGTTGGCTCATCAAGGCATCCGTATCTAGCTCAAGAGGCTCACC